TAGGAAATAGCAGGATTTTTTATGACTTGGAAATATCGTCCCGGTACGGCCGCCGTACAGTTCCACATACATGCCAGTGTTCTTACCCGAAGGCTCTCCACGTTTTGATGCTCGTGGAGGGTTTATTTCTACAGTGCATCTAACCCTTACCCTGAGCTTAGTATAATCTAAGCTAAGTTTAGAAGTCTTTTTCGCATAATTTTTTCTTAAAAATTTTGCAAATATTAATGCCAAGGCAGAAATTGCGCCTTAGTGATAGTTCTTGTCATTGATCTGATTGATGTATTTCAATCTAAGGATTTTTGGATGTTTTTATCTTAAAAAACACCGTTGTTTCATCCTAATAGTTGATGAAACGGATAATTCACTAGCTATATATATTACAGATTTGTAAAAAATCTATGAAATTACGATGCTAGGATACCGGCAACACTTCGGTGGCTGAGAATACACCGCTCAGTAGTTTTAACAGTAGGAAGTAAGATTAAGGATTAATCACCCCTATCTTCATTTCGTTCACATTAAAACTCAATAATATAATGCCCTATATAGCGCTTGTGATTAATATCACTAACGGTTTATATAGCTCACGCTTGGAAACGAGTTACCACTTATATTATGAAAAGCAAAAACCTTGATTCAGTTTTTGGCTTTTAGCCAGAGGTCAGGCAATCTAAGAAATTTTATTTACAATAACAATTTTGTAAATATATCTTAGTTTTTCTTTATCCTTGCTATGGTTGCATTTCTTTAAATAGATAAAATAACCACCGTCATGTAGACTTTAAATACATATACCACAACCATGATTTTTAAGTTACCTATAAAAACAAAAGAAGTGATGAATCAAAAAACCGCTCCCAGCAATGATACAGTGCTGTATCATTTTCCCGCTACTTATAAATTGCAATCCTCCGACAATTTTATGTTTAGACCAATTAACCTTACCAATATTCGTTGTATCGATAGATACTTTAATTATTGGGCTTTAGTTATTTGGCTTGCTGTTAATGTTGGTGTACATTGCGCTCTAATGTATATACTAAACACAATAATATATTTTCTTAAATATATTTATCGAAAATTATTCAATCTTTTTTGTTTAATTTTCTTTACTTTTATTGTATATTTTGGATTTAGAAATAAAACTATTCTAGTTACTTTGGACAATCCCCAATTTTATACATTAGATCCTTCTCAACGATACGCGAATTATACTCTTCAATCTGCTGATTATATTAATAAAATATTGCAGAAGCATGAGTTTATTATTTCGTGTATTGAAGATATTATGATTTTTTAACGTGGACTCTTAAAGTTATTACGTGAAGATAATAAACATTTTAAAACTGATTTATTAGTTTTAGTTGCCACACTCGTTAAACTCCGGACTGGAAGATCTGCAACTGGTGCAGTATTTTCCACGGTGTGTAAAGGATATGACGGGTCTTCCATTATCTTATCCCAATTGATTGCAGCTATCGAAAAAGCTCCAGATAGCGACTTTGACCCCCAAACTGAATTAGAACATTTCCCTTTACAGGCTCTTGATTTTGAATTCATGGAAACAAAAGTTGCTAATTTTCGAAATACCCTCAATTTATTTGAAACACTTAAAACAACCAAAATTTACCAAAAATTATCTAAGTTGTTCCTATATTTGTTAAGTTCAAAACTACTTACCAATGTTGGTATAACTTTAGATACTGTCGGTTTCAATAATATTGAACGTGCCACTATGGAACGTAAGTTTCATATGGGGCCAGACTTTTTGGTATCAGTTTTAGATACTGTATCTTTTCTTATTGAAAGAGGTTTTCAAATTATACGCACAGGTGATATTACAACTATATTCCATAGTGGTAATGAATATGCGGAATTATATGAATCTTACTATCAATTAAAGATAAAATCTAATCAGCTACACAATCCTGAACAATTTGGTTTTCAAATTAGTTCATTTCGTTCAGAGCTATATGACACTCTTGAAAAATTCGAGAGTATTTTAAAACATTCATCGAAACTTGATGCATTCGCACGCAACAAAATTCGATCTATTATTGGTGATTTATGGATGCTTAAAACCAACCTAATTACCAAAAAATCCGCACGAGAAAGTCGTCGCTGTCCTTTCTCCATATTAATTTATGGTGAATCTGGTATTGGAAAATCCTCTATTAAGGATTTAATCTTTTACCATTACGGTAAAGTTAAAAAATTGGAAACCTCTTCCGATTTCATGCACACCCGTAATCCTGTTAGTGAATTTTGGGATGGTTTCCAATCTTCACAATGGTGTCTTGTTATGGATGATATTGCATTCATGAATGTTAATAAGTCACCCAATGGGGACAAATCTGTTTTGGAGTTTATTCAAGTAATTAATCCAACGCCCTTTTGTCCCAATCAGGCTTCTCTAGAAGATAAAGGGAAGACACCTATGCTTGTTGATTTAGTTATCGGTACTACAAATACCGAGAATCTTAATGCTCATCATTATTTTTCTCACCCGTCTGCAGTTCAGCGACGTTTTCCGTTCATTATTGAACCAAAACCAAAACCTGAATTCGCTCGAGAATGTGGTATGCTTGATTCTTCTAAAACAAACATTACTGGAGGTGGCTATCCAGATTATTGGACGTGGACAATTAAGGTGGTTTCACCTGTATCTATCCATGCCCAAAATAAAAACGCCACAATAACCATTATACATAAAGATGTTGATTTGAAAACTTTTTTATTATGGTTCAATTCAGCTATTGAGGAATTTGATAGAAACCAATGTAAAATGGTTTCATCTTTAGATGCCATGCGCAATACTGAATTGTGTCCTTTGTGCCAATTACCTATTGATATGTGTTCGTGCCACGTACAATCGAGTGATGAGCGTTGTGTGTTTATTGCAATTATTGTGACAAATATTCTTGCGTTTATTTACGCTTATTGTATTAAACGATATGTTCGATACAAGTATACTAGTCTTTATCACTATTATCTTGGGTGTCGACTTGACTCTTATAAACGTAGATATGTACTGTGGTATGATGGTGATCAGAAGAAATATTTTCGTTCTCTCGGCGAATCTGTGAAACAAGATATTGGTTATCCTGCGCTATTTGCTAGTCTAGCTGCATTTTTAGCGTGTGGTCTCATGTTTAAGAGATTTCTTAAAAAAGAGCCTACACTTCAAGGTTCTATTACGAGTAAATCTGGCTCTCAGCCAGTTGCTTCGTCGCATGAAAAAACCAATGTTTGGTATAAAGATGATTATGTTTTGAGCACATTTGATGTTACCCCACAATCTGTTTCCTCGAAGAGTATGTCTTCTTCAACTTTCACAAATCTTATCAGTAGATCTTGTGTGCATATTGAAACATCGCTACCTGGTGGTAAAGGTGTTAGAGGAGGTAAAGCTGCATGTTTGAAAGGTAATCTATATTTTACTAATAATCATAATATTCCCGTTATTGATGAGTATACTACTTTGACACTTATTTCAATGCCATGTGTGCATGGTTTGAATGAGAATTTTACCATGAAATTGACGAATTCTCAAGTCGAGCGATATCCTGAGAAAGATCTTTGTATTATAACCATTGTTAATATTCCACCTCGGAGGGGTATTTATGATTATTTACCCACTAGAGATTTTAGAGCCACATTTAATGGTTTTTTAGTTCAACGGAAATCTACAGGCTTTCCTTGTGTGACTAATGTTGACAATATTTGTCGTATAGACAATGCTAGAATACCAGTTATTTCAGCTGTATCAGATGTTTGGGAAGGGCGAACTAAGATTCCATCAGTCGATGGTGATTGTGGATCTTTGCTCGTATCTCAGACAGAATATGGTTTTGTAATTGTTGGATTCCATATTATGGGAGAGGACGATCACATAGTATCTATTGCTATTAATAAAGAAATGTTTGCTCCTGCTTTGTTGTCTCCTATGGCTATACAATCCAGTGAACCTCTCATCTCTGCGGTGGGTCATACTAGAGTGGTTGGTCCTCTACATTATAAAGCCAATGTTCGTTATATAGATAATGGTCTTGCTGCTGTTTATGGTTCCTTTCAAGGATTTCGTGGGCAACATAAGAGTAGGGTTGAAAAATCTTATTTGCATGACTATTTAGTCAATAAAGGCTATCCGCTCAATTATGGCATTCCAGAGATGAGATCTTGGGAACCATGGAATCACGCTTTGCAAGATTTGACAAAACCTAACATGCTAATTGACAATGATATTGTTGAAATTGTGTGTGAGTCTTTTTATTTTGATATAAATGCAGGTTTGGGGTCTTCAGATTATGATATGCTACATGTTTATGATGATATGACTACTTTGAATGGAGCTGCTGGAATTTCTTATGTTGATAAAATTAATAGAAATACCAGTGCTGGTGCTCCCTGGAAAAAAGGTAAAAAACATTTTATGTATGCTATTCCAGCTGTTGGAGAACTTTATGATCCTGTGGCTTTAACACAAGATATAATGGATAGAGTTGATGAATCCATTGCTTGTTATCATCGAGGAAAAAGGACAAGTCCGGTTTTTACTGCATCATTGAAGGATGAAGCTGTATCACTGGCTAAAGTACAACAAAAGAAAACTCGTGTATTTGCTGGAGCACCTTTAGATTTCACTTTTATTGTTCGAAAATATTTGTTGAGTTTTGTACGTTTAGTACAAAATAGACGTGAATTATTCGAATCAGCTCCTGGTCTTGTTACCCAATCTGAAGAATGGGATGGTTTATTCCATTATATTACAAAGCATGGTGTTAATAAGATTATTGCCGGTGATTACCGTAAATTTGATAAAACTATGGCTCCTGTGTGGATTGTTGCAGCCTTTCAATTGATTGTAAGAATTATGCGGGATTCAGGTAATTTTAGTGAAGATGATTTTAAGGTTATTAGTGGTGTTGGAATTGATATTGCTTATCCATTAATGGATTTTAATGGGGAATTGATTCAATTTTTTGGAAGTAACCCCTCCGGCCATCCTCTAACTGTTATCATTAATGGTTTAGCTAATAGTATGTATATGCGATACACATATTATTTATTAAACCCTAAATGTGAGTGTCTTTCTTTTAAGAAGAATGTATCACTTATGACATATGGTGATGATAATATATGCTCTGTTTCTAATTTGTGTCCATGGTATAATCATACTACTATTGCTGCGTGTTTTGCTACAATTGGTATTGGCTATACTATGGCAGATAAAGACGCTGTTAGCATACCTTATATAAAT